CTGAGATAGCGATCGAGATCCACGGTGGCACAGGCTGGACACATCGCCGAGATTTAGACAACACGAACAAGGCGGTGATTGATCTCTTAAAAAACAAAGGTTACATCCACGACGACAACACGAAGCATGTGCGCAAGATAACCACCTCCTATCATGCGCCGAGCCTCAAGAATGCCCGAGCAATTTGCGTGGTTTACATATCGCATTTAAAATTTTAAATAGTTTTTTTAGGAGAACGCTTTTGGCGAAACCAAAACAGCGTTGGTCCTTCAGAAAAATCAACGAGCGAGTCTATGAATTGCGGGCAATGTTTAAATTTGCAAACACCCGCTTTCGTTTTTTGGCGCTCACTGATCTTCACTGGGACTCAGCGCACTGTGACCGAAGCTTCTTGAAAAAGCACCTTGATTACGCACTAGCAGAGAATGCGCCGGTGATTATCGTCGGGGATTTATTTGATGTGATGCAAGGTCGATTCGATCCAAGGGCCGACCCTGAGACGCTGCGGCCCGAGCATCGTGGATCTAATTATTTTGATCTCATCAGCGCAACCGCTCTTGAGTGGTTTGCCCCTTATGCCGCGATCCTCTGCCTCATCACGCCCGGCAATCATGAGGCGAGCATACTTAAACGAAACGAGGTTGACCTCATCGATAGACTGACTCATGGCCTGCGCACCCAGTACGGCTCGCCGGTTCTCTACGGTGAGGATTGGTGTTACCTACTGCAAAAGAACAACCGTTCCACAGGCGGCATCGGAAACACCAAAACCAAGAAGGTGTTTCTTCATCACGGCTATGGTGGCGGCGGTGAATCCTCCCGTGGCATCAACCAACACCAGGCTACGAGATCGCAATGGCAAGCTGATGTTTTCATCAGCGGTCACATTCATCGGCGCAACACCGATCACAACATGATTACCAGCGTAACTGGAAAAGGAAAGATCGAGACGAGTGACCAGTGGTTTGTTCGGTGCGGGAGTTACAAGCAGGAGCTTGATTGCGGCTGGCACATCTCCCGAGGTGCGGCAGCTCGCCCTCTTGGAGGATGGTGGATTACCACCGAGATGAACCGGAGTCACCAAGATACTAATTATATCATGTTTCCGGAGAAACCATGAGATCGCACAAACCTCCGCGACATGAAGTGCGGTTCCACAACGCTCCTGGATGCCAGCCTCCGAGGCTATCACCATCAAGGCGAGGTTACGGTCACACATAGCGCAAGCTGCGCCAGATTGCGCTATCACGGTCTCCGCTTTGCGTGCGCTGTAACGCACCGGCAACCGATGTCGATCACATCCTAGCTAAATCGCATGGTGGGACCGACAGCTTGGAAAACCTGCAGACGCTCTGCCACCGCTGTCATGCGCTGAAAACCTGGCACGAGGACAAAGTGGGAGCGGCAGACCGGTCAAGCGGGAGAACGGCGGGCCGGGACGAAAAAAAAGGGTAGGGGGGGGCGATTTTGTTCTACTAGGGGTCAAAGTACCTCGCGTGGTATCGGTTTACAGATTTTCACGATTTTGAGCACTGGTGGAGTTAAATGAGGGGTTTAAATGAAAATTAGAGATCGAATCAAGGAGCTGCGAAGGGTGAAATCATCCGAGCTTATTCCCAATCCAAAAAACTGGAGGACGCACCCGATCGCGCAACAGGATGCGCTCAAGGGGATTCTTGCGGAGGTTGGTTTTGCTGGTGCGGTCCTTGCCCGAGAACTTGATGATGGATCATTGATGCTGATCGACGGACACATGAGAGCGGAGACAACAAGCAATCAGGAAATCCCGGTTTTGGTTTTGGATGTCACTGAAGCCGAAAGCGATAAACTCCTGGCCACATTTGATCCGATTGCCGCGCTTGCTGAGAGTGACGCAGCAGCGCTCGATTCCCTTTTGCGCAATGTGGACACCGGGAGTGAGGCGCTTCAAAAAATGCTGGCGGATCTTGCCGAGGATGCAGGACTTTATCTTGATGACAAGGAAGTGGTTGAGGACGAGGTTCCCGAACCGCCAGTTGATCCAATCACCAAGCCCGGCGATCTTTGGATTCTTGGAGAGCATCGGTTGCTGTGCGGGGATAGTACGAGGGCAGAAAATATAAGCGAACTTATGAATTCAAATAAGGCATCTGCAATTATAAGTGACCCACCTTATGGTGTGAGCTATGTTGGTAAAACAAAAAGCGCACTGCCTGTGCATAATGATGGTGAAGAAACTCTGCTCCCATTATTGACATCATCACTTGGATTAGCATTTGAAAATTGTCTTGATGGATTGTGTTGGTATATTGCGGCCCCGCCGGGGCCGCAATTTTATGACTTTGCAACAGTATTAAAAAAACTAGGTGTTTGGAGGCAGACTTTAGTTTGGGCTAAAAACTCTCTTGTTATGGGACACAGCGATTACCATTATCAGCACGAAGCAATATTTTATGGATGGAAACCCGGTGGTCCTCATAAACAACCACCCGATAGAAAACAAACAACTCTTTGGCAATATGATAGGCCAACCGCATCAAGGGAACATCCAACAATGAAGCCAATTGGCTTATTTGCCAAGATGATTGAAAATAGCTCTGTTGTTGGAACATTGATTTATGATCCTTTCCTTGGTTCCGGCACCACCCTCATCGCCGCAGAGCAATTGGGCCGCAAATGTTACGGCATGGAAATCAGCCCTGCCTATTGCGATGTGATCGTTCATCGGTGGGAAAAGCTCACCGGGAACAAAGCGACGCTGGAGGTGAAAAATGGGTAAAGGAAGGAAGCCCACTCCGACGAACATCCTAAAGATCCGCGGGTCTTGGCGTGCGAAGACACGACCAAACGAACCGAAACCGGAAGTCATGAAAATTAAAGCGCCTGAGTTTCTCGGGCCCAGGGAGCGTGAGATCTTCGACAAGATGGCCGAGAAACTTTTTGACCTTGGTGTCCTGACCGAGATCGATGCTGGAGCGTTGACAAGGTACGCGTCAATCTTGGTTCGTTGGATGGATGCTGCCAAGCAGATGGCGGACGGCGTTCCATCGTTCATGCCCGTGAAGGATGAGAGCGGCAAGGTAAAGGGGTTCATCCCCACGCCACCGTATATGGTTTTCAATAAATCCAGCGAGCAACTGTTGAAACTCGAAAGCGAGTTTGGGTTGACACCAGCAGCGAGACCGAGACTTGAAAGCAGCAACGGCGGCAAGGACGGCATCATCGACATCATGAGGGCAATCGAGTGACCGTGAGAGCGCCACGAAAAAAGAAACCGGTCGCAAAGGATCACCGCATCGTCCGGTTTTTCAACGCGCACCTCTGCAACACGAAAGGGGAATGGGCAGGCACTCCTTTCGTGTTGGCGGAGTGGCAACGCTTATTCCTCAATGAGCTTTTCGGCACCGTGCGCAAGGATGGTCTACGGCAGTACCGCACCGCGTATCTCGAGGTTCCACGCAAGAACGGCAAAAGCACGCTCGCCGCTGGTATCGCTCTTTATCTGCTCTGCCTTGATCGTGAGGATGGCGCTGAGATCTACTCGGCAGCAAGTGACAAGGAACAAGCCTCGATCGTGTTTGACCAGGCGGTCCAGATGATCGAGGAAAACCCGAGCCTCGCCTCGATGCTGCGTGTCTACCGAAACAAAACCATCGAGCATAAATCATCCGGTAGTTTTTATCGGTCGCTCTCGAGCGATGCATTCACGAAACACGGCTTGAACGCTCATGGGATCATCGTGGACGAGGTGCACGCCCAGCCGAATCGAGAGCTTTGGGATGTTTTGACGACATCGACCGGAGCGAGACGCCAGCCGCTGACGCTCGCAATCACGACCGCCGGGCATGATCGCCAGTCTCTTTGCTGGGAGCTCCGGCAGTATGCTCTAGGTGTTCAGGATAAACTCATTCACGACCCGACATTTTTCTCAAGGATCTACACCTCGAGCGGTGACTGGAAACAGGAAAGCACCTGGCGGGAGGCGAATCCAAATTACGAGGTCACCGTCAAGCGGGATTATTTTGAAAAGGCAGTCACGGAGGCGCTGGCGAATCCGAGCCGGGAGAACGCATTCCGCCGACTGCACCTGAATCAGTGGACCTCGCAGGAGACGAGATGGATCTCGCTTGAGCGCTGGGATGACTGCCTCCGCGAGTTCCCTGATTTATCCAACCGGATGTGCTATGCAGGGCTTGATCTCTCAAGCACCTTGGATCTCACGGCTTTCGTGCTTCTGTTCCCACCGATAGAACCCAACGAACCCTATTGGGTGCTTCCGTTTTTCTTCGCTCCCGAGGGCGCAGCGAAAGAGCGCGAGCGAACGAACCGGCACCGGCTCGAGGAGTGGGAGCGACAAGGGTTGATTTACACGACACCGGGTCGAAGTCTTGATTACAAGGCGGTGGTGACAGTCATTGAAAACCTCGCTGAAAAATACAACATCCAAGAGATCGCCGTCGACAGGTGGAATATCAACCAGATTTCAAAGGACCTCGAGCAGCTCGGAAAAAACAACGGGCGACCCGACTGGCTTGTGGGATTCGGTCAGGGTTTTGCGGCGATGACCGCTCCATCGAAAGAGCTTGAGGTGCTGGTGATGAGCCAGCGCATCGCTCACGATGGCAACCCGATTCTGAGGTGGATGTTTTCCAATGTCCAGGTGGAGAGGGACAACGCCGGAAACATCAAGATGCACAAAGGAAAAGCGGTGGAAAAGATCGACGGCATTGTTGCGACGATTATGGCGCTCGGGCGCGCCCAGGTCAGCACACTGAACCAGACAAACATCTATGACACTCAGGGGATCACACTACTATGATCGATCGAATAAAAGGATTTATCACGCGTGCGCTTTCCCTGTCCGGTGGAAACCTCAAGGACCCGCGCCTTAATGAGCTGTTTGGCTCATCCGGCACTGATTCCGGTGTGCCAGTCACGCCCGATACGGCGCTGACCTATTCTGCGGTTTATGCTGCGGTTCGCTGCATCGCCGAGTCGGTCTCTTCGCTGCCGCTTAATTATTATGAACGCCTTCCCACTGGCGGAAAGGCACCCGCCAAGGCGAACCCATTGCACACGCTTCTACATGATGAACCCAATCCCGAGATGACCTCGTACCAGTGGCGCGAGGCGTCAATGGCGCACCTTCTTCTCTGGGGCAATGCGTATTCCGAAATCGTGCGAGACCTCGAGGGGAACGTGGTCGAGCTCTGGCCGATCGATCCGACGATCGTGACCCCGAGGCGCACCGAATCCGGTGACCTTTACTACGATCTCAACCGTGGCAAGACCTTCATCACCGCCAATAATATGCTGCACATTCCTGGGCTTTCCTTCGATGGGATCTCGGGCATGAGTCCGATTTCGCTGGCCCGCCAGTCGATCGGGCTTTCGATGGCGATCGAGCAGTTCGGTGCCGGGTATTTCGGGCGTGGCGCTCGCCCTGGTGGCGTGTTGACTTTCCCTGGTCAACTCAGTCCCGAGGCCCGCCAGAATCTCCGAAGGTCGTTTGAAGAACTTCATGCGGGCGGTGCGAACTCGCACCGGGTCGCTCTGCTGGAGGCTGGGCTCAAGTGGGAAGCGATTGGCGTGCCTCCGGATGATTCGCAGTTTTTACAGTCACGGGAATTTCAGATCATCGAGATCGCCCGCTGGTTCAATCTCCCGCCCAATAAATTGAAAGACCTCTCCAAGACGAGTTATAACAGCCTCGAGCAAATGGAAATCTCCTTCGTGGTGGACACGCTCCGCCCGTGGTTGGTGCGATGGGAGCAGCAACTCAACCGTAAGGTCGTCAGGCCGAGGGATAAGGGAAGCTACTTCTTTGAGTTCAATGTGGACGGGATGCTTCGAGGCGATCTCGCTTCCCGCTACCAGTCGTATTCGGTCGCTCGTAATTGGGGCTGGCTCAGTGTGAATGAGATCAGAGAGAAAGAGAACATGAACCCGATCGAGGGTGGTGACAGTTACCTCCAGCCGCTGAATATGCAAGGGCTGGATACCGCAACGACTTCGGCACCAGCAACGACGCCGTCTGTTGGAACAACCCCCACCGTAGGCAGTCAGGACGCTTCTGTTGTTGACCCCAATGTGGATGTGGCGGCAACTGCGCTCAATGGCGCTCAGATTGCTTCCCTCGTCGATCTAGTGGTTCAGGCAAACTCGGGCTTGATCTCAATGTCATCGGCGCAGGCGATTGCCGGGGCGTCTTTCCCATTCCTGTCTAAACAGGTTAGTGACATGATCTTTTCTGGTGAAGCCCCTCCAAATCCCGCCCCATTGGCAACCACGCCCACCCGCTCCGATGAATCGATTCTCCTGCGCCTCCTCGACGATGCGGGAGAACGCTTGCAAAATGTGGAGTGCAGCGCCGTCAAGCGCTTCGCCAACAAGCCCAACGAGTTTCTGGCCAAGCTCGATCACTTCTGCACCGAGCATCGCTCGAGGGTGGTGGCGGCATACGCCCCGGTGCTCGAGGCGTTTGGGATGAGCGCGGATCTCGATCACCATGTCGGCAGGCACCTCGATCAGTTCCGGTCGGTCTGGTTGGATTTTTCTGGCACGGTCTCAGCAAAAGATTTTTCCGAAGCGGTCATTGAAAAAATCAAAACCATGAAAGGATCAAAAGATGAAAACTAACATCGAAAGACGATTCAGCACCGAGCTGCGGGTCGA